GTGCCACTTGAAGAATATGCGAAACATTTAACCACGAAGGAGGTATAGGCATATGGTAAACGAAAAAAATACAATTAAGACTTCCCGTGCGAGCGAAACTAGGTCTAAAACAAATAGACCACAAGTTTGGACTCCACCATCATCTCTAGATGCACCGCCTGCGCCAGACGGTTTTAGACATAGATGGATAAGAGCTGAATCTTTAGGCTTTGATGATACTAAAAATATCACAGGCAGATTAAGATCAGGATATGAATTAGTTAGATCTGATGAATATCCAGAAGCTAATTATCCAGTTGTCAAAGACGGAAAATACGCAGGAGTGATTGGAGTTGGCGGCCTATTGCTGGCTAGGGTACCTGAGGAGATCGCTAAATCAAGAGAAGAGTACTTCGCAAGAATGACTCGAGATCGAGAAGAAGCAGTAGCTAACGATCCTCTAAGGGAACAGCATCCAAGTATGCCGATCAGTAAAGAGAGGCAGACTCGTGTAACTTTTGGTGGTACAAAGAAAAGCTAATTATTTAGCAATTCCTAAACCAACAAGGTTTTAAATATAAACTTAAGGAGTAAAATATGGCAAACACAACTAAAGCCTTTGGTCTTAGACCATTGGGCAAAGTAGGTGGTGGTTATACTAGCGGTGGACAAGACCAATTTTTCATTCTTGATAATCAATCAACAGCGATTTATCAAGGTGACTTAGTGGCTCTTACAGCTACTGGAACTGTTGTTCCGGTAACTTCGTCTTCTACTGGTAGCGTATTAGGAGTATTCAACGGTTGTTTAATCGAAGTAAATCCTAATAACAGAAACAAACCTACTTGGCAAAACTACTACACACAAACTGATGTTGCTCAAGGCAATATTCAGGCGTATGTAATAGACGATCCAAATCAACTATACTTGGTTAAATCAACAGGAACTGCTCTTGGAGTAAGTGCTGTTGGTGTAAGCTTTGATATATTATATGCTGCAGGAAGTTCAGTTAATGGAGTTTCTGGAGATTTATTAGATCTAGCTTCATCTACAAGCGGACAATTATTAGTACTATCCCCTTCTACTTTTATCGGTAATGAAGTGGCTGTTGCTAGTGAAGACTTCGTTGTGAAGATCAAATCAGGTCAATCAATAATGTAAGGAGTATATAAACTATGGCTATATCACGATCACAACTAGTTAAAGAACTAGAACCAGGTTTAAACGCTCTGTTTGGACTTGAATATAAACGTTATGAAATGGAACATGAGGAAATCTTTGACAAAGAAACTTCTGAGAGAGCATTCGAAGAAGAAGTAATGTTGTCTGGTTTCGGTAATGCTGCTATTAAAGCTGAAGGATCTGGAGTGTCTTATGACCAAGCTCAAGAAACTTTCACTGCTAGATATACGCACAATACTATAGCTCTTGCGTTCGCAATCACTGAAGAAGCGATTGAGGACAACTTGTATGACAGACTAGCGTCTAGATATACAAAAGCATTAGCTAGATCTATGGCGAATACTAAGCAGATTACAGCTGCTAACGTTCTAAATAATGGATTCAGCACATCTTACCCAGGTGGTGACGGATCTCCATTATTCTCAACAACTCACGCAACGCTTGCTGGAACTTTCCAGAACACGTTGTCTACACAAGCTGACTTAAACGAAACTTCATTAGAGCAGTCGCTAATTGATATTGCGAACTTCACTGATGAACGTGGTTTAAAAATTGCTGGACAAGGGGTGAAATTAATCGTTCCTGTTCAAGGTCAATTTACAGCTGAGAGATTAATGAAATCTCAAGGTAGAGTTGGAACAACTGACAATGATATCAATGCAATCAGAAACATGGGAATGTTGCCACAAGGTTATGTGGTTAACCACTTCCTAACTGACTCTGATGCGTTTTTCATCAAGACAGATGTACCAAATGGAATGAAGTACTTCGAAAGATCTCCTATCAGAACATCGATGGAAGGTGATTTCGACACTGGTAACGTAAGATACAAAGCTAGAGAAAGATACAGCTTCGGCTGGTCTGACCCTAGAGGTATCTACGGTTCTCAAGGTGCTTAATTAAAGCATTTTGTTTAATGGGGTGGTTTATTCCACCCCATTAATATGGGGAAG